CCTGGACCCACTGATTAAGAGTCAGTTGCTCTACCAACTGAGCTAAGAGTGCATCACTATTTTCATTTGCGAGTGCAAAGGTATATTTTTTACACGAAACAGCCAAACGTTTTCGAAATTTATTTTACAATATTTTTTCAATTCTTTTCTGAATGGCTGGTTATACGGGCATCAGAACGAATTGTGTAAGATAGAACGGCGGCAAAAATGTTGTTGCGGTTTGTTTATCAGCGAGTTAAACGAAAATAGGCTTTCATGCGAACGCAAAACGAAATGTGACATTACTTTACATCGGTTTTACATCTAAACGGCCTAAACGCGGGCTTTAAATGCGTTTTTGTTACATCACCCTATAAATATCACCTAAACGTGGCTGGAATAGGCTGTAAAGGCTTATTTCGGCCTTTTTTTATGTCTGTTTAGGCGTTTAGAAATCTGTTTAAGTACCCATTTAGACGGGAAAAACAAACGGTTTCAGAATCTCTTTCTTAAATGTTAAAAAAGGGGTTGGGCATACCTTTGGGCATACCAGTTGGGCATACCATTTTTTATTTATTTTACGCACAAAATAAAAAGTTGGGCATACCTTTTTAACAGTTTCCCGACCATGTATTAGATAAGAGATTACTTTCTGTGTGTGTGATTAAGCTGTTTTAGTCGTTATTTTGGCGTAGATAGTATTATATATTTACGCATTGATTATGCGGTAAAATTAATGTAAGTTACTGATTTATAGTGTTTATTTGGATGATAATACGTATTTTTACGGTGAAAACGTGTGTGCGTGTAGAAATGATGCAGAATAGCATAATCAGGATAGTGCGGAAGAGCTCCCGGGTAAGCTGCTTCAGATTCCGGTTCGAGTCCGGGTTCTGCCCCAATACTTTTGTGAATTTGCGTTTTTATAGGTATTTGGTTTAAGGTGAACGCTCCCGGTGAAAGTCCGGGAGCATTTATATGAAAAACAATAATTGGATTAATTGTGCTATTCTTTTTTTATAATCAATAAGCTGAATAAGCTCATTTTCATAGATAGGATTTATTTTATAGAAATCTAAATCATATATGAATTGTTTCAGTTCGTTTTCTTTATTTTTATCTTCCAATATAGTTGCATATATTTTGTCTTTATTCCACGATTTACGAACTAATATATCTAATTTATTTGCTAATTCTATAAGATCATTCTTGGTTAAACTAAGCAAGCATTGATTATCCATATTCTTTATGATTAATTCATCTTTTATAAATCTATCCCATGTATCATTTTCATCGATACCCATTTCTTTTGTTTTATAATAAGGAGAAGGGGATAATAAATTGCATTCTATACAGTCATGTAATAGGAAATATCTTTCCGCTGTTCCATACAATATAAGTTTACTTTTTAGATTCTCACTTACTGGTGATTTGAATACTTGATTTGGGATATTATCGAAAAGAGGTATATCTTCGTAATAATCAGAAATACTACGTTCCTCTTCAATAACAAGATTAGCTCTTTGTACAAGAGGACTTATATTAATTACATTAAAATCATATATACTTAATGAATAGGTTATTCTATTAGCCAAAGAGTCATCTCCGAATGCATTAAAACGACCTCTGGATAAGTTAAAATAAGGAAGTAAATCGATAAATGTAATCAATATCTCATCGCGACAGTCATCTGTAATCTGTAGAAACTTAGAAAAATCAATGGATATGATTCTTTGTATTCTTTCTTGGTCTTTCATGTATTCTTGCTTAAGGTTCAATAATACGAAATCAGAACCTATGCACTTAAATTCCTTATCAACATAAGATAGAAACTCTTTGTATTGAGATATGCTATGGGGTGATTCTATTATATCATAAATTTCATATGAACGTTTTCCTCTATAATATTTTTTCAGCCGCTCTATAAACAAATCCTGCGCATAGTTTGATATAGAATATCTTTCGGTATCATATTTCCATCCATGCAATAAGCAAAAATATTGATATATAGACTCATAATCTTTTTCTTTTAATCGTTCTTTCAGAAATATAGTATTGTCCTTTGAGGGCATAGGAGTTTCGTACTCTTTTCTTAATAGGGGATTATTTTTCTTCCCAATAGTCTCCGTTTGTTGTAATAGTGAGCATATCGCTTGTGTCTTAATTAATGTGGTCGGTGTGTGCTCTTTTTTATTGCCAAAAGAATTATATACTAAGTTTTTTGCAGATTCTTTTTCATAATTGAAACGCTCCACCAATACGTTAACACACATTTCTTGTATGTCTAAATTCAAATTTACAGAGTTAGAGTTCTCTTCTGTATAATCGTAAGAAGAGATATTAGATAGGGAATCAATTTTTTGTATATAGGTTGATATTCCTTTCTCTTGCAATTCCTGCTTTGCAAGACATATTATATCATTAATCAATTTAATTCTTTTTTCCTTAGCATCATTTGTTTTTAGAATAGAAATTTGATTCTTCAAAATATTAATATGTTTCGATGTTATATCTACAATTAAATTAGAATATAATTCCATGAAAGAAATATTCAGATTTAATAAGCGGCGTTGAAGTATACTCAGGCTTTTCTTATGAATTGTTTGATAACGATTAGAAGCAATAGAAGTAGTCTGCTCATAAGCTACATGGTTTTGGTTCTTTAAGTTATTCAATTCATTATAATCATGTAGCAATACTGAATAATAACCTATAATATTTTTTATGTCGGAAAATGATTCTGCTTTATTGATATGTTCTAAAATGATTTTTATTTCTGTTGCCTTTTTCTGAGCATATTTGTTTGAATAAACCTGATTGCTAAACCATCCTGCGCATAGCCCTATAGCAATAAAAACAAAAATAATTGCGTATACAATAAATGTTTCCATTAATCTGATAATTATTTAACTACATCTATAATGTTACAGCTATGGTTTCTACGAACCTCTCCCAATACAAGGAATAGCCGACGGATAGAACTTCGCGGTATTTCGAAAGGCTCATGTATCAGATGGCCTTTCATAGGACCTGACTCCCATTGATCCTGATTTACCGAACAAGCCATCAGATAAGCAGGGTCATCGGCACGTTGTAAACGCTTGATTACTCTGATTTCGTCCGTTTCTACCACATAATCTTCCCCATACATAATAATTCGCTGGTCGTTTATCTGGCGAAGTGCGACTATGTTTCCTGATTTGTACTCAGGCGACATGCTGTCACCTTGTACGCGCATAGCTGCAGTGGCATCCTGAAACCAGTCTCCGGTATCAATCATTTCTGATGGAGTTGATACGGCGGCCATATCTGCATCGTACTGACGGCCACCAATGGTTGTTACATCAAAAAGTGGAATCAGATGACGTTTCTTTTCTGGAACTGGTAATGAATGCGAGGGTTCTTCACTGCGGAGCATGTTGCCTTCGCCAGTGAGGAGCCAATCAAAATTTATTATTGCAGAATATCCTGCAATTGTAAACCTTTGGAAGAAATCATAGCTTGGCGCAGACTTCTTTTTCTGTATATCATAAATAGTCTGAGCTCTTTGATATCCTAATTTAGTAGCAAAACTATTAGCCGTTTCACCTAAATATGCAATTACTTTTGTTATCCTTGCAGAAATTTCTGCAAGTTTTTCTTCTTTTTCTTTGCTCATATCAGAATATTCTGTAAGTTTGCAAGGTATTCCAATAGGAACACGCCCTAAAGATACAAAATAAAGACTATAAAACAATAGAATTATGGCAGAAACAAGAAAACTCATTAAAGCAAGCGGTGAACTTCAGGAGGAAATCGCCGCAAAACTGAAAGTAACAACCCGTTCTGTTCGTTCGGCTTTGGCATACGATACCAATAGCCCTACAGCAAGACTTATTCGTTCGTATGCCTTGAATCATGGAGCGGAACTCTACGAGCTGAAGAAATTGGAAAACCCGTATGCGGAAGTTATTAACCTTTAAAAAAAATCTGTATGAATCTTACAAAGTACTCCTCTAAGAACATCGAATCACAGCTTGAACATGTATGCGAACTGATAGACTTAGTGAAAGGTGATAGAGGATTTCGCGAGGCTGTTCAAGACGAAGAGTTTTGTATGCTAATAAAGATGCAGGCGCAACTGTTCGAAGAAATTAAGAAAAGAGAAAAATATCAACCAACTGCATAAATGATGAATCATTGCCATTCTGGTTCGCGAGAATAGGGATGGCTCAAAACCAAAACCATAGAATCATGAAACGAATCAATACTACTACACGCTATCTGCTGCTGATACTGACAGCCGCGTTGACCAACTGCCTTATTGATGGCACGATGAACCTGATAGTTACAATCTTCCTTTGCTTGGCACTTGTCCCAACGGCAAGGCGCATGGACAGAGAATCACGTAACCAGTAATACACACACGGCTTGCAGAACTTATTAAGGTGGCTGCCGTCCGGGTTCAAGTCCCGGGGCCGGACTACAATCTTAACGAATTAATCATGGAAATGTACGGAAACACATTATGCGTCAGCTTTACGGAGCTTGTTCGTGGTGGCATTATCAGTAAGCCCACTTACGACAAGTATGTACGTGAAGGCAAGCTTACCCTCCTCCAGCGGGGAGGTAACGGACGCGAGGCCCTGATTGCCTACCGCTCCATGCCGGAACGGCTCCGTGCAGCATACGATGACACATTCAAGAATGCATACGAGGAAATGAAACAGCGTGAGCAGGAAAAGTACATCAACACACAGATTCGGTTCGATGCCGAAGCGGTACGGTTCTTCAAGGAATTTGAGCCGCGTATCGAGCCTGCCAGACAACTGGAATACATCCTGAACGCCCAGGTGATGAACGAAATGGTGCGTACGGAGAAGGCACGCAGTGTGGAACATGCCAAAGGCGGTTTCTCCCGTCGTGCGGAAACATGGAGCAGCGTGCAGATTTGCTGTGAGCGTCTTCGCGAAATTACATGCCACACACTGCCGAAGAATCCGGCCCGCCTGCGCGAGAAGTTCAATGCTTACAAGCGTGAGGGATACGTGGTGCTGGTTAGCGGTAATCTGGGCAACAGTGCCGCACGCCGCATCGGAAAGGCCGAAGGTGCTCTTCTGCTGAAGCTTCGCCGAAGCAAGTTCCCTGTCTACACCGATATGCAGCTCTTTGAGGAATACAACCGTCAGGCGGTGCTTCGCGGACTGAAAACCATCAAGAGTCCTACCACGATGCACAGTTACTTGAACGATCCGGCGGTGATGGTGTGGTGGTATGCCGCGGTAAATGGCGAAAGGGAATTCAAGAACAAATATATGCCAACCTTCGATACGGTAATGCCGTCCATGCCGAACTCGCTGTGGTACTCAGACGGAACGAAGATAAACCTTTACTACCGTGCTTATGATGAACGGCAGAAACGATGGGTGGCACGCACCACGGATGTGTACGAAGTGATGGATGCCTGCACGGAACTGTTTCTCGGCTACTTTATCGGTGACGGTGAAAACTTCTATAACCAGTACATGGCATACCGGATGGCACTCCAGACATGGAAGGTAAAGCCTTATGAGATAGTGACCGATAACCAGGGAGGACACAAGAAGCTGGCTTCGCAGGGATTTTTCAAGAAACTCTGCCACCTACACAAAACCACGATGCCGCACAACGGCCAGTCCAAATCCATAGAGTCCGCTTTCGGACGGTTCCAGCAGCAGGTTCTTCACAAGCTTTACAACTTCACCGGTCAGAACATCACGGCCAGGAAGCTTTCCAGCCGTGCGAATATCGACCTGGTAATGGCAAACATCGACCTTCTTCCCACGCTGGAGGAACTGAAACAACAGTATGCCGACTGCCGCGAAGAATGGAACTTGATGCAGCATCCTACCAGCCTCACCGGCATGACCCGACTGGGAATGTACACCGCCATCGAGAATCCGAAAGCTCAACCGCTGGATGATTACGAAGCAAACGAAATCTTCATGCTGTTCTCTCAGGCTCCGGTGCAATACACCAAGGAAGGTTTCATCTTCCGCATGAACAAGCAGGAATACAGCTACATGGTGTACGGCGACGACGGGCTGATAGATATGAACTTCCACCTGCAGAACGTAGGCCGTCAGTTCCTCTACCGCTACGATCCGGAAGACATGACCCGCATCGAGCTATGGGCGGTGACTGACATGGGAGCCAAGTATGCGGCCATCGCTACACCGAAAGTCACGATCCATCGTGCCACTCAGGAACGCACCGAAGAGGAAAACGCTTATCTGTTTGCCCAACTGGATGCCAACCGTCGCACTCGTGCAGCCATGCACATCGCCCAGGAAGACCTTTTCATGGAAGAAGCAATGGGCGAAGCCTACACAAAGCTTCGTTTGCCGCGTCCGGTGGCCGTGAGCGAAAAGCAGCTTGACGGATACCGCGAAGAAATGAAGCGTGGCACACTGGAAGCTCCGGTACCGATGCCCGAAACGGATATTCCGGAAGAGCCTGTACTGGCAGATGAACCGCTGACCTTCGCCTCATCAGGAGACTGGACAAAGAAAGTATCGAACCTGACGTTTGATGAACTGGACAGCTTGGGAAAATTCTAACGATTTGATTAAACAATACTTAAATACCTATTAAAACAATGAAAGGATTAACAACAGAAATGAAAGAACAGGTGCGCAGCGCACTGATTGCCTACCGTTCCAATTACCCTACGTTGAACCGTGCCGCAGAAAGTTTGCAGGGTGTAAGCTCGGCCACCGTGAGCCAGCTTTGCAACGGAAAGTATGAACTGATCAGTGATGAAATGTTTGTACGTATCGCCACGCAGATAGGCTTTGCTTTCGATTCATGGAACCTTCACGAAGGAAAGACTTTTAAGGAAATCACTTTTGCGCTGAGCGACGCACAGGCTTACAAGAACGTGACATGGATTGTGGGTGATGCCGGATGTGGAAAGACTACCGCAGCCATCGAATACCGCCGCACGCACCGCAACGTGTTCTACATCCTTTGTTCGGAAGATATGCGACGCTCAGACTTTGTGCGTGAGATAGCCAAACAGGTAGGCGCACCTACTGACACGACCAACCTCCGCGATATGCTGGAGAATGCCATCAGTATGATTTCTTTCCTGGGGAATCCGCTGCTGGTGTTCGATGAAGGCGACAAGCTTACTGACAGCGTGTTCAACTATTTCATCAGCATTTACAACCGTCTGGAAGGACACTCAGGTATCGTGTTTCTCAGCACCGACTACATCAAGCGCCGCATGGAAGCCGGACTTCGCTACAACAAGAAAGGTTACAAGGAAATAAACAGCCGTATCGGACGCCGTTTCTTCGATGTATCTCCCACGGAACAGACAGACATATACGCCATCTGTCAGGCTAACAATCTGACCGACCGTGCCGATATCGAAGAGGTGCTGAAGGATGCCAGACGAAGCGACAACGACCTTCGCCGTGTGAAGCGATGCATCCACCGTCAGAAACGTATTATCGAAGCAAGAAGGAAAGGAGGAAGCAATGAATAAAGAGGATACTACACCGCCCCCACAGAAAAAGAAGTTCACTTTCGACCGCAATGCGAAGGGGGTTCGTGAACTTCTATCCATGAAATTCGATGTAATGCAGTTTGATGGTCCCTGGTATGATGCATTTGGCACGCCTGAACGCCGTGGAGTCTGGATCATCTGGGGAAACTCCGGAAGCGGAAAGACCAGTTTTGCCCTCCAGCTTTGCAAGTATTTGTGCCGTTTTGGGCGCGTGGCATACGACAGCATGGAGGAAGGTGCCTGCCGAACCATGCAGGATGCCATCCGGCGTACAGGCATGATGGACGTAAACAAGAAATTCCTGCTGATTGACAATGAGAATATGGAAGAACTCAGCATCCGCCTCCGGAGACAGAAAAGCCCCGACATCGTGGTAATCGACTCCTTCCAGTACACCCGCATGACGTACCGCCAGTATATCGACTTCAAGGAGCAGCACAAACGGAAGCTGCTCATCTTTATCAGCCATGCCGAAGGCCAGTTACCCAACGGACGCGCAGCAAAAGGAGTGATGTACGATGCCTCGCTGAAAATATACGTGGAAGGCTTCAGGGCATTTTCGAAAGGACGCTTTATCGGTCCAGTCGGTTACTATGACATCGTTCCGGAGAAAGCCCGGCAATATCACGGAGAAGAATAATCTTTTAATGAATAATGAAGAATGAAAAATCAAGGATTAGCAATGAAAGACCGACCCATTACACCTCAGCAGGTGAAGGCACTGCAAGCCCAATTCCATAAGATGGGTCTTTCCGATGAAGACCGACACGGATTTATCAGTCAGTTCACTTCTGGTCGCACCGACAGCACTGCCGGACTGACGAAGGAAGAAGCAGGGTTGTTACTCACCCGATTCAACCGTGAGGAAGTCGACCGACTACGCAAACAGGCACGTGCCCTGGTGAAACAGATATTTTCTCTGTCGTTCCGTATATCCTGCCTTAACAAGAACTATACGAACGACACGGAAGCCGATTTTGAGATGAACAAAGCGAAGATTAACCAGTTCTGCCGTACACGCAGCAAGTTCCGCAAGAACCTTACTGAAATGTCGCTGGCAGAACTGAAGGAAGTGAAACGACAGTTTGAGGCAATGGCAAGAAAGGAGGAGAAATGAGAAAACAGTCAGAAATAAATCGGGCAATAGAGCACTTGAAGGCTTATACAGACGCAGCGAGCCGAATACAGGTGGAAGTCCTGGAAATGAAGTGCAGCGAAACATGGGTATTCAATCAGTATGTGCGCGACGTTCCGGAAGACGAGCGAAACGAAACCCTATTCTATGCCGCACGCGATGCAGCCCAGTTCCTTGCCGGAAAGATTGGTATCAGTTCCATCTGTCCGGATCTGGAAGACGAACTCGAAGAAGAGGAAGAGCAGGAGGAAACAATTACACTGAGCCTTTCGGAGTACAAAAAGCTTCTACGACGTTTAGAAAGGGTGGAAAGAAGACTTGGACTGAGAGTTGGAGACGTAGCACCTGTACCTCGAAAAGATATTTCAGAAGCACCGGATGACTTGATAGGGCAGGCTGACGCATGCAGATTGATAGGATGTGGAAAAACAACTATAAAGAGATGGGCTAACAAAGGACTGATAACAGGATATCAGAAAGGACGTAGCGTGTATTACAGCAGACGCGAGCTGATTGGTAGCCCGGTAGTGAAAGATTACAAGGACAGTAAATCAAACAAGGAATAATCATGGAACATACAATCGAACAAATTCAGAATGACATTATGAACCGCATGCAGCAGTTTGATTTCACCGACCAGGTACTCATCCTGCGGGAACTGGAAAATTTCTGCGGACAGCAGGCAGACGAAGCTCTGAAGATGGAATATGACATGGCAGCAATGGAAGACGAATTAACCGACAATTAATAATCATTTAAACAATCATTAAAACTGAATTAATTATGGCAAAAAGAACCAAGAAAACAGTAATCAGCGGAGTAAGCCGCGAACAGTACGAACAGGCATTTGCAGAATTTGCTATGGCCGACGCAAAGGCCCAGTCATTGACCGCAAAAATGGACCAGGAAATGACAAAGATCCGTGAGAAGTACGCCGACCAGCTGGCAGAACTGAACGAAACGAAAGACCGCACCTTTGAGGTGATGCAGACCTACGCCACCGAAAACAAGGATACGCTGTTCAGCAAAAAGAAAAGTCTGGAGTCGGCACATGGTATCATCGGATTCCGCACCGGCAACCCGAAGCTGAAGAACATGAAAGGCTTCACCTGGGCAGCTGTGACAAACCTCTGCAAAGAGTTCCTTCCACAGTATATCCGCACAACCGAGGAACTGGCAAAAGACAAGCTGCTGGCCGACCGTGACGTACCGGAAGTTGCAGAACAGTTTGCCCACATCGGCGTAGAGGTGGTGCAGGATGAATCTTTCTACGTAGAACCTAAAAAGGAAAGCGATGCGGTCCAGACGGCCTAAATACACGTATGAACGCCGTGGTCCTCTTTGGATCGTGTATCGAAATGAATACACACAGTCTACATGTGAAGGCACTCCCATAGCGGAGTGCCGATCCAAAGAGAAAGCACGGGATATGGTTTATGAACTTAACGGATGGAAGAAAGATGGAAAAGTACAGAATTGAAAGACAATTTATCAAAAAGCCTGCTCCTGCATACGCATTGAAGGTATCAGGATACTATCATAAGAGATTTCCAATTAAATCGCTTACCGAGCAGGAAGCAAAGAAAGAAATGGACGTAATAGAAAACTATTTGAACGACTTTACATACATCGTTCGAAACTCTAAAAACAAACTTGGTATAACTCATAAGATAGAACGTACAGATAACCGCATCACGGTATACACGGTCTACGATAAACCCGTTATCACATTTTGGATTGAGGAGGAAAAGGAAGATGAATAAATTACTCTGTTGTAAATGTGGAAAAGAGATTAATCCGGATGCAGGATATTACAACGCACCATCCGGACCTCATTGCATATCCTGTTGGACAGGAAAAGATATAAATGATAGGATAAAAGAGTATGGGAAAGGAATATATGTCATCAAGACAGGAGCCGGAGATTATCTGAAAAAAGGATACCCAAAACTCTCATCGGATTTTTCGTATGAATTATGCTTCGTAAAAGACACTAAAAAAGCAAGAAAATTTAGAGGTTTCATTGAGGCTTACAATTTTCAGAAATTATCTCCTTTCCTGGAGAAATGCGAAATCATTAAATTGGAATAGCCATGGCAGAACTAACCTTTAATTCACCCATCCGGCGCGACAAGTGGCCGCGCTGGATGATTAAGCTTCACGAATATCTTAAAAAGATATATGAAATACCTGTAGACGATGTAGAACCAGACGATTACGACCGGCTCAAACGGATAATATTTGAAAAGATTGTCGCACTGGGAAATGATAAACTTATTATGGAAGATACGAACATATTAATCTATACCGTCAAAGGAGAGAACGGTTTTGGAGTTGTAGTCGAACGAAACAGCAAAAAAGTAATCACCTATTACCTGGAATAATGAACAATCGCACAAAAATCATTCTGTTCACCGCATTTTCCATCATCATCGGGCCGCTGATTATTTTGGGTTTCATCCTGAAACTTGCAGGAAGAATGCTCGATATACTTGGCTGGCTGTGCTGGATGGAACCACGCATGGCGCGGAAAGGATGGAATGAATTAATCAGAAAAATAAAAGAATCATGGAGCACAAATTAGGAGAAACCTTCATCTGGCACGGACATACGCTTGAAGTAGCCGAAGTGGAAGATCCGGAAAATGCTTGCAATGGATGCTGGTTTTTTGAGCATTCCATAAGCTGCTACGGGAACGGACTTGAATGTATGGACGATTCAAGAAGAGACCACACTAACGTAATATTTAAACAATCAACAAAAACAGAAGAATTATGATGCACAATTGGTTTACATGCAAAATCCGTTACGAAAAGACAATGGAAAACGGAATGAACAAGAAAGTAACAGAACCCTATCTGGTAGACGCTCTCAGCTTTACCGAAGCTGAAAGCCGTATCATCGAGGAAATGACACCTTTCTTTCAGGGAGAGTTTGTAGTTGCAGGTGTAGCAAGAGCAAATTATGAAGAAATTTTCCCAAGCGATGAGGAGTGTGCCGACCGCTGGTTCAAATGTAAACTCTGGTTTATTACACTCGACGAAAAGACCGGAGTGGAAAAACGTACTGCCAGCAACGTACTGGTGCAAGCTTCCGACCTTCGCGACGCCATCAAGAAGCTGGACGAAGGAATGAAAGACACTCTGGCTGATTACGTGATAGCTTCCGTATCAGAAACCGCCATCATGGATGTGTACCCATACGAAGCAGAACCTGATGTAAAACCCGAATTTGAAAACGCAGATAAGAGATGAATACAGAGAAGACTTATATCCATCGCCGCGTATGCCTCTGCCGCCAGTGCGGAGGAACCGGCTCAGTAACCGTATATGCAGAGAAAGATGTGCGACGGGAATATCCCCAGCAGAAAGTATGTCCGCAATGCCAGGGAAGCGGACGCATCTGGCTCAGCGGAACAGTAATCAAACAGATTGAACCCTATGCAGAACCAGAACCTTAATCTGTTCAAGCCTCGCAGGGTGGCAGCCAAAGTCCATTACAGCGCAATCAATCAGTTCATGTTTGTATGGATCAAGCACAGCCGCCCATGCGACTTGAAGGTGCAGCGTTCGAAGCAGAGCCCGGAATACCTGGGCATCTGCTTCGATGTGGAAAACAACGACACAATCGACATGATGTGTGATTTAAAAACAAGTCTGAAAATTGAGATTATTGATTTATGACGGAAAGAAGAAAAGACGCAGAAATACTAACTGAAAAGGTTGATGAACTTATAAAATTAAGAGACGATTCGACAAGGAGTATATCCATTGAAATAAATCGTCTATTAGAAGAGCGTAGAAAAATGATAGAACCTTTTCAGAAAAAGATTGAGGAGCTGAAAGACGAATATCTGGACAAATATCTTAAAGACAGTAGCGACAATCCTGTTCGGGTTGGAGACGTAATAGCGAAAAATTCAGTAAAATACAAGGTATTAGACAGGTATCAACAGAAGTTCTTCAGTTATTTGGGAAATCCAAGAGTTGAAGTAAAGAAGTATAATAAAGATGGAGAACTTAAAGGAGTTATCATCTCATTATATTCTGAAGATTTAAAGAATTACACTAAAGTTTATTGATATATGCAAACATTCGATATTCATACCGGAGGTCACGATTGGGAAAAACAAAATCTGACAACTCAAGGAGTTAAGAAAATGTACGATGTGTATAAATGTAGAAAATGCGGTATCACAGGAAAGTCTTACAGATTAGGTACAATTTCTATCAAAGAATCTGATATTAAGAAGATGCAGAAGTGTAGCCCAAAGCAGACAAACACATTCAAGCGCATTATGGTTACAGACTGTAAGGCTTTTGGCGATCAGTTTGCGAATATTACTCCAGGCAGCAAGCATGACATAGTTCCACCGCCAATAGGTCAAAATAACAAGCGTGGTGAATGGGTGATGGGTGTCGGTGAGCCGGTGCTGTTATTGGCAGGAGAATTTGTTTATTTAAAAGAAGATTGATTGTGAACGCAAGAGACCAAAAAAAAGTATGTGATTCAGGTTTCTGGATAATAAGAGCTGGAGAAAGAAATGGGAAGCCAATTATCAAGGCAAAAAAATTGGATAATCCTGACTCATGGGTAACAATTAGAAGTGATTTTAAATCTAAAGCAGAGCGTGACCGGTACATGAAAGAGTTGCTGGAATATGATTTCTACATCGAAGACTAACAAAAAATCCCCGACACCGCAACCGGATGCCGGGGATTTTCATTTTTAATTATTCATTATTAATTAATTTAGGGTTCGCCCAGGTAATGACATATCGCCTCGTGCTGAAGCGGCGTAAGCGTGCGCTGTCCTTTCTTGTAGTGAAGTTCCTCCAGTCTTTTTTGTAGTTCCTCGTTCAGAACAATCCAGCGGCGTAGCTGGGTAACGGCACTGCGTGCAGAAGAACGCGGGAAGTATCGCAGTGCAAGGTCTGTCAAATAAATAGCGTGCATGTTGTATGTGTTTTCGTAAAGATAATAAAAATAATTAGGAATAAATTACCCCGCAGTAACTACGTGGCTACTACGGGGTAATTAACGGATTACCTTGCAGTAATTATGCAATTACTATGCAGTAATTACGGAAGCGGTTCTTCCTCTGTTTCCTGCTGCTTCAGGCTCTTCACTTTGTGGAATGTCAGGTTCGCCTTGTTCAGCTGTCCTTTCAGGCCGACGCCTGGACGGAACTGGAGCGTTACCTTCCGAATCATGGAAGTGGAATACGTGTCTTCCGTGTCGGCACCGTCGCTTCGGATCTGTGCCTGGAAGCTTCCCAGATTCTCCAGTTTCACAATCTGCCCGTTAGCTATGTGAAGGTTAATGCGCTTCACCAGGGCACGAATTACGTTAAGCACGTCACCGTCTGTCAGGGTGGTGGCATAAGCTATTTCTTCGGCCAGCTCGTTAATGTCTACCGATCCGTTGGCCTGTGCCTTGGGGTAATACTTGTACACATCCGGTTCTGCCGGATTCTTCATCCGTGCAACGCTGTAATTGATTGCCATAATGGTTTTGTTTTAAAGGGTTGATAATGTGGTTTTCTTGTCATGACACGACAAAACTACGGCAGGAGAATGAGGATGCGTTGAGCAAGCCGCGACACAGTGTGAAAAGATGCATGAATATGCTGATTTGTGTGTGTTTTTTCGTAATTTTGCGGAAAGTCAGCAGGGTAATATGGTCAAGAGCAGTCGTCAGAAAATAGTGGGAATGAGCTATGCTTTCCGCGTGCAGGATATTGTGCGGATTTACGATGAGCATGCACGCAGCGGGCTTTCGAACCGTGAAATCCTGCGACGCTATATCTGGCCGAAATACCGTATCTGCGAAAAGACTTTCTACAATATTATCAATGCCAGTGCCGATCCGCGTATAACAGAACGTATCGCCCAGGCAGAACGGCAACTGACACTTTTCGGTTAGTACGTCTGTGTGGCCTGGCAGGTGAAATCGCTGATATCTTCCACCAGTTCCTCGTGATTATGGTTGGTGCTGCTGCCCGTACGGCGGGTCATGCAGACAGATTCATTCCGGACAGAGAGGAAGAAATTGAACAGGTGCGCGTCAATCTTATCCAGCAAATCAAAGCGTGCCAGCGATTCATCCTGAAACATACTCCCGTCCCTTGCGCTTCCTTGCCATTTCGTGACCACATGCAGCCGGAAAGGTACATCTGCCTGCTGGGTGGTACCACCCAGTGTGCGCCACTGTACGGGACGGAATTCGATAAACACAGCCGGGGTGTCGAACGGCTCTTCCTGCTCAATGAATTCCACCTGCTCATTCCACAGGTCAATGTGCCGGATAAGCGGCTGTCCGCCGTCGTCTTTCAATTCTTTCAGTGCTTCGGTCAGTCCGAGATAAAGCATACGTCTCATAGTGCGTCAAAGTTTTTAGCGTTATTGTAAAAGATTTCTTTCAGCAGTTTCTCCAGGTCGGGATGGTTGCCGATGAACTGGCGTTTGGGGATGGTGATTTTGCTTCCGGCTTTTTTCAAAGCCATGGCACGGTAGAACTCCGCTTCGGCGGTAAGCGCACGGTTCCGCTTGTTGTTGCGCGGTGCGCCGTTTTTCTTCCGTTGCAGGTTGTTACTGAATCCGTCGGCAGCCTTTCCTCCGGTTACGGTCTGATAGCGGTACCAGAAGTATTTCTTCATCTTGCGGGTTACGGTGATAGTGCCGCCTTCGTTGTGTATCCGGGCATACGGCTCAGTCGTTTCTATTACCACACTGTCACGGTCGGTTACCCGCCCCGTGATGCTACGGCGCAGGTTTCCGGTGCGGATGAGCAGTCCCCGGCTCTTGTCGTCGTTAAATTTGCGGCGTGCCCACTTCTCATTGAAGAAGGCTTCGCGCTCAAAGTTCCGGTCAAACTCATCCAAAGCTTCTGTCCGTATGTCTTTCAGTGTCTCCCTTACCAGCAGGTTGATACGCCGCTGGAGGTCACGGGTTACCTGGTTTGATTTTTCAGCCATTATACATTGTTTTTTAATGATTTAATCGTATATTTGCAGTACAAGATAGTCCTTAGCGATGCCGCCACGGGAGGTGGAAGCGCGAAAGCCCTTATATCGGAGGTTCGAATCCTGCCCGTTAAGGGCTATTTTATTTTTACAAGGTTCTTCATTCCCAAATTCCTTTCTTCTATTGTTCCAGCCGTAATAAAGGCATTCACCGTTTTCTTTTCCCCCTGTATCTTTGCGGCATAGTTCAGGCTTACCACAAACTTCTGTATCTTCCCGTCCTGCCGTGTGATGAACTGGATGTTTCCGGCTTTTTCGTCCCAGTACACCTCACAGTCATTCATTAGTGAGGGCAAGGCCGCAAGCTGTTCTGCCGTGACCGCTTTTCCGGCCTTCTGCTTCACGCTGCGCAGGGCATGGTGTATCTGCTTGTCAGTCATGTAAATTTCATCCGTAGAAGGTTCTATTCCTTTTTTACGTACAAATTCCTTCACGTCATCTGCCAGCCTTCCTATCCTTACGGCATCTCCTTTGGGATAACCGTTCTCCAGACGACGGATGATGCTTCGTATACCTTCTGTTGCACTGTGTATACCTGCCAGACGTGATTCCTGAAGCAGCCTGCACACCCGGCATACCTCATTGTCCGGAATGTCGGCAGCCAGCTTCATCTTGTCAGGGCGTACTTCGCACCGGTTGCATTTGCGCAGGGTGTAGCCGTTGTATGCCGGGAAGGTCGTCATCCGCTTGCCGGGGTTGAACATAAACATTTCCTGATACTTTCCGGCGGTGGCCTGACTGCCCAGGTTCATGGCTTCCTGCTCGTTGCTCACGGGGTATTTGTCCTTGCGTACCTGCACTACGGTACAACGGCAGTTCCATCCGTTGGGCGGGAAATATTTGTCCCAAAACGGGCTTTCGATGGGCAGGGTGATGTTATGCAGCATCCGGTGGGTACGTCGCACCCGCTTGTCGTACATGGTCCGGTACTGGAGGTTATATCGGTTGCCGTCCTGCTCAAATTGCTTCCAACGTGCGGCCATCAGTGCGGATGCCTGGGCAAAGTTGTATTCCGTACGAAGATACTGCACGTTGTAGGCATTATATATCTTTTGAACATCATTTAAAAACTGATTAAACGGTTTACGGTTCCCTTCTTCATCCAGCAGGGAGGGGAAAGCCTCGTTCAGTTCATGGAAGGTCTTGATGCCGCTGAACACGTAGTTCGATTCCTTCAGGCGTTGCACCGATATGTCATCCAGAGACACTTCCTTCAGGGCGGTGTCTACCGCTCCGTCCAGCACATCGGTATGGGTGCGGATGAAACGCTGCACCTCTTCGGCGGTCAGGCTTTCAGGCGAGATTTTCGCCTGCTGATAAAGCCATCCCATGAGCAGCATCCATCCGGCTTCCAGGGTGGGAAACTCCATGGTTTCCTCCGCTTCTTCCGGTGTTTCATCTTCTTCCGCCGCCAGTTTCAGGATGTCGGCGTACCGCTGATGCAGCCCCTTATAATCGTCGGGGCTTAGTCGAAAAAACCGGTTGAGCGAGTATCATCAAGCCCGCTTGAATGATCGAGCGTGAGGTTTTTATCTAAAAAAGGGTGTTCTCCTTCCGGTAATACCAGCTTCTGCTCTTCCTTTCCGGACTTCTGTTGTGCCGTTTTCCTGACTTCCGGAACCGCTACGGAGGACGTGTCCTTCTGCCGTTTTAGCGGGATGTTGTATTTGTCGATAAAGTATTTCGGCTCTACTTCGTAATGCTCCAGCAGCAGGCGCTCGTAGGCCACCTGCTGTTCGGGGGTATAGTCCACCGATTCATCCCATGCGAAGCGGAATCCCTTCAGCGGAAATCCGTGACGGATCATGCGGGGGATGAGCTGCCAGTTCACCAGGTCACGGATGAGGTCGGCATCTTTCTGAATCAGGTTTTCCAGCATCTTGCGGTGCACCTCGCTCTGCGAAAGGCTGGCCCCGTCTTCCATGGTCATCGTGACGGTAAGGATTCCTTTCGATATTTCCGAGTTACAGCGATCGATGCGTTTGTCGTACACATTGAACGCATCGGCACGGGTGCTTTCCTTCAGGTCGACGGTAGTTCCTTCGGGGAACAAGCCGTAAGCGGCTGCTCCCATGTCACGCAACATCCGTTCAATACGGTCGTATTCCTTCGGGTCGCGGCTGGTGGTAGTCGCCACTCGCAGCGGCATACCGAATATTTCTCCGAACATGTCCCAGAACGAACACATGTTCTTTTTAGGAATAGTCTGCTGGGCGCATTTCAGATACAGACCCAGATTATGCGTGCCGCCTGCCTCGATGCACCAGCCGGTCATTTCACTGTTCCGGTAGTCGTAGCCCACCTGCCAGGTGTCGTTTTCGTGGGTGATGATGACACCGTATTCTGGAATGACGTGGGTACGGGGAATCAGGCTGACCCGGTTGTAGGCCATCCGTCCGTCCACTTCCACCACATCGCCCAGTTCGATGAGCGAGTGGCCGTAGTAATTGCTTTCCAGTGCCAGCCGCAGGAACTCCTTAAACCAGGGAGCTTCCAGCAGTTCTGTCAGTTCCGGATTCTCCACACCCTTTGTATCGCAAAGCTTGAAACTTTTGTTCAGCACAAATCCCATGCGCTGCTGCACGCATCCGGTCAGGTGCAGGTCGGCATCCACATCAGTATAGAGGTTCAGCAGACGTGTACGGTTCGGGTTGTCCACGTTGATAGCCATCTGCCATGCACGCCGCCAGTCGGCCAGGTCGCGCCGTGTCAATGCTTCGGTAAGCAGCTGGAGCTTGACGCTCATTTCCTTGATGCGCCGTCTTTCGGCGGCATTCATCCGGTTGAGATATTCTATTTTCGGTTTCTTTGCCATAGTCGTTACCAGATATAGTTGTTACGTTTGTCGGAGCCGTAGCGTATGCCGGCGCCGGTCTGTTCTCCGTCATCACCCGTAGGTTGCAGTTCGGGAAGGTTCATGACCGCCTTTCCCGCCTGTACCTTCTCCAGATAGGCGACGGCGTTTTCAAACTGTTCCTTCCGGATTTCATACCCCATTTTCTGCGGCAGACTGAGCACCATGAAGTAGAGTGCCATGTCGGCCACCAGTCCCACGAGGTCGAGGTTCTTTGCTTCGCCTTCGGCGGTGAAAGCCGCCTGCATGTCATAGCGTCCGTCCAGATAGCTTGCTATCCGGTCCATGGCACGGCGTTCGGCCAGCAGACGGTTGTCGCTCGTGGCCTGCTGGATGATTCTCAGTGCATCGGCACTGACCTGTATGTAGTCTTGTTCGGTGATAAACATAATTACCATGAGTTTTTAGGAGGTCGTCGCACACCAAGCCGGGGTGTGAACGAAACCTCACGGGTTTGTTTCTGTAGTTTATAAATCGCACCCTCGCAGGCATCGGGGAAGTCATCGTGTGCCCGGCTGCCCTGTTCGAAGGCCAGCGTCTGGTCAATTCCGGCACGGAGGTCGGTATTTTCCTTCAGCTTCTCGTTATAAAAGAAGTATCCACGTTCCCACAGCGGGCTGACGGCTTCCACACGGGCAAACTTGTCGGGTTTCTTCCGCTTATCCGGACTGATGGGAAGCTGGTAGCCCCGTGCATCACCTTCGCGCTGGAATTCATCGAGGATGGTGTCCTGCATGAAGTTGGCTTCCATGTAGATACTGACCGCCGCATCCTCAGGCAGTGACTCGTAGACATCGTAAAGCCAGCGCACCATTTCGCCTACGCTGCACTGGCGGCAGAAGGCACGCAGCAGATGCAGTTCCCGGTGGGAGGCGGTTTTCAGTCCGCGCCTGGGGCGGCCTATCATGGCGGCAGCCTTGTAGTCGTTTTTTCCGGATGATTTCCACGAAGGGTCGATGTAGAGCACTATCTGCTCGTAGTATTTCAGTTTCAGCATCGGCCGCCAGCGTATCCACCGTTCCTGAAACACGGCTCCCTCGGTGATAGGGTTGTTCATGTATTCCTTCTGAAACGAGCGGTAGCCCATGAACTGTTCACGGTCGCGCAGTTTCTCGATGGTGTAGAACTCCGGCCAGGCAGGATTCCCGTTGCGGTCAATAGCGTTCACTTCGATGGTCTTCACGGTCGGCGTGTCGATGATTTTCTGCAATACGGAGTTTTTGGAAATCAGGTTACCCACCATGATGAAACGCCCGTCCTTTCCGCCGAAGCAGCCGAACAGAGCTTCTTTTATCCAGTTGGTCATCTCACGTACACGTGCCTCACTCCGGCACATTTCATCATCGTCCAAGTCATCTACCACGATGTAGTCCGGACGCATTTCACGAAATCGCAGTCCACGGGGTGACTGACCACGACCGCGGGAGAAAAAGGCGCACTGGTCTTTGGTGACAAATTCGCCTTCCTGCCACATGCCGCTGTTGTACTGTTCGCCAAAGTCACGGATGATATACTGGTTGTACTGCAGTTCTGCCTGCAAATCTCCCAGCAGACCATCGGCGCTGTCTTCACTCTTGCCCACCAGTACCATGACGTGCAGCTCACCCCGGAATTTCAGCCAGAGCGGGATGCCGATGTCCAGGTGTACCGACTTGGCATGACCGCGCGGCCACTTGCAGACCAGGCGCAGCTCGGGATGAGCGGCGATGTAGCGTGCAGCTTCGTTATGGAATTTCGCATTCGGACACTGGCAATAATGCGAAAGGTAGCGCTGGCAGAAACAGTCGTAATCTCTCAGGGCACGGACGATGTTCCGCTTGCGTTCCGCCTCGGTTTCCACCCGTTCCTGCGAGGTCATCCGTTCTACCCGCTTGCAGTGTTCCTGCCATCGTTTCAGGGCTTCTTTCTTTTCCTGTTCCGTCATGCTCAGCCTCCTTTCTGGGCGAAGAGTTCATTCAGGTAATCGTTGTGCAGCTGGTTTACGAGCTGGAACAGTTCGTTGGTCAGCTGAGGATACTTCTCACGGTTCGCCGCCAGCCAGTTCTCAAAGTCAATCATCGTGTCAATACGGTCTACCACGCTGGCCTTCTTTTCCAGTTTCTCGATGGCGGTGGCCGTCTTGATAAGCTTGTCGCCCAGGCTGGCCAGCATATCCTCATTTCCCGGCTCGTTTGCCTTGTCGAGCAGGGAGTTGATGGAAGACAGCAGCTTGTTCACCAGTTCCGGACGGGTAATGTTGCGTGCCGCCTTCATCTCTTTCCAGCCCAGGGTGTTTATCCACCGGCTGAGTGTCTGACGGCTCACTTCCACTTTCTGAAGAATTTCTTCCTGCGAAAGTCCGCTCATGTAGAGCACCCGTGCCAGCTCCTGTTTTGTGTCGTTTTTAGCCATGTTTTACCTTGTATTTAATATTCGTTTACGACAAAGTTCATCCATTTTCGTGCATCCACGAAAAAGGGGTGCAATCGTTACAGAGAACAGTGCATCATTTACATACTTCTTTGCAACCGTTACACACTTTTTTGCCCGGACGGGAAAGGCAGAGTAAGTTTGCGTCAAACGAACGGAAAAATGGCAAAACGAATCAGAATATCGAACGAAACGCTAAACTGCTACGGCACGTGGATCCGTACCGAAGGCATCGACCTGACGCAGTTTAACCGGAATCCCGTACTGCTCTGGATGCACCAGCGGGGCGTGGTAATAGGAATGATAAAGGATATACGCGTAGCGGATGGAGAAGTGACCGGCGAACCCTGGTTTGATGAGGTACGCGAAGAATCGCGTCTGGCAAAGCAGCAATGGGAAAAGGGCACGCTACGTATGGGTTCGCCCAACTTCGAGATACTGCAAACAAGCGAAGATGCTGCCTTGCTGAAACCCGGACAAACCCGTCCTACCGTGACCCGCTGCAAGCTGATGGAATACAGCATGGTGGATATCGGCGGTAACGATGACAACATCCGGCTCTCTTACGAGGGGCGGGAACTCAGGCTGGATGCAGGAGGCGGATGCGACCTGCCGCTGTTGAAGGAAAGCTTTAATGAAAACCAAACATTACAGACAATGAACGAACAACTGAAAACCATCGCCCTGATGCTGGGGCTGGCGGACACCGCCACACTGCAGGAAGTGCAGAAACAGATTAACGTACTGCTCGGCTACCAGTCGGCCAACACATCACTGCGTACCGAGAAAGAAAAACTGGAAAAGGAACTGGAGACCTTGCGTCTGTCGGGCATTACCCAGCTGGTAGAAGAAGCCGTAACTTCCGGAAAGATTGAAGCCGGGAAGAAAGCTCACTTTATCGAGCTGGGAAAGAAAGTCGGCCAGGAAAGCTTGAAACTGACCTTCGAAGCCATGCACGGCACGGTAAAGCCGTCGATGATGCTGAACCGCAGTACAGCACAGACACCAGCCGGCGACTGGAAGAAACTGAGCGAAGTTCCGGCAGGGGAACTGAAGCTGATGCGAAAGAATGACCCGCAACAATACCGCAAGCTGTACAAGGCAGAATACGGTGTGGAATGTCCGGAACTTAACTGATTGTTGAACACAAATTAAAACACGAAAAATGAGAAAAGAAATCGTAAAATTCGTAACCGGCACACTGGTGAATGTGCTGATGAGTATCGTTATCCTGGCTTGCCTTGGAATCTCGAATGCAGGATTCTGGGGGCTGATTGTGGGCGTGGTGCTTCCGATAGCACTGGGCAAATTTCTTCCGAAAGGAGCTGCCCTGGAAGGTGTCTATACCGAAGTGTGGACGGGCGAGCTGGTGAAACAGCTTCGCGGAGGTATGACCGCCTCCTGGCTGGACGGTGTGTCCGATTATTCGGCTGCGGTGAACAATGAAGTGGTCCACCTGGTAGACGTGGGCGGCGACCCGGACGTACTGATTAACAACACGACGTATCCCATCGCCGCACAAGAACTGGAGGACGGGGATATTGCACTGGGCCTTGACAAGTTCCAGACCAAGAAAACTGCCGTATCAGATGATCAGCTCTTTGCTATCTCTTACGACAAGATGGGCAGTGTGATTGAGCGTCACGGAGATGCCATCACTATTGCCAAATTCAAGAAAGCGGCTCATGCGCTGGCTCCGAACAGCAATACGGCGAAAACTCCGGTAGTGCCCACTTCCGGCGAAGATGACAACGGACGAAAGAAATGTACCCGCAAGGACATCATCGCTCTGAAACGCAAGCTGGATGCCTTGCAGGTTCCCACTGCAGGCCGCCGTCTGGTGCTCTGCTCAGACCACGTGAACGACCTGCTGGAAGACGACCAGAAGTTCCGCGATCAGTATTACAACTACACCACCGGAAAGATTGCCAACATGTACGGCTTCGAGGTGTATGAATTCGAGAACTGTCCGTACTTCACCAAGGAAGGCACAAAAGTTCCGTTCAAGAATTCGCCCTCGGGCACTGACCATCAGGCATCCTTCTGCTTCTACACCAAGCGTGTGTTCCGCGCACAGGGTAGCACCAAGATGTATTACCGCGATGCACAGACCAACCCGGACTACCAGCAGAATGAAGTGAACTTCCGTCACTACTACATTGTATTGCCGAAGAAGATGGAGGCTATCGGTGCTATCTACAGTTACGACGGGACTACCGCACAGACTTCCGACCAGGAAGTGGAAGCTGAAAAGAACTGGGCTGAGACCAGACGCGAAGCTGAAGCTGCCAAAATGGCCATGACTATGTCTGATGGAGGAGAGAATGGCGTGAGCGGACTGGAAGAAAAGTTACAGGAAGACCCTGCAGCCGGTGAGGAACTTGAAGCATAGGGAGGAGTAAGATATGAAGAACCAACCACGCGGAATAAGAAACTGCAACCCCGGAAATATACGGAACTCTGACGCAACAGACTGGAAGGGAGAAGTCCCTTCCTCTGCAAAGAAAGACAATGCGTTTGAAGAGTTTGAAGACATGCCGCACGGGTATCGTGCGCTGATCAGGCTGTTGCAGAATTACCATAAGATGCACGGTTGCAAGACGATTGCAGACTACATCAACCGCTGGGCACCCAGGCATGAGAACAACACATCGGCCTACATCACTGCGGTATGCCGCAAGATGCAGGTACCGACAACCTATCAGCCCAACGTGAACGATAAGGATACGATGTGTCTTTTTGCAGCCGCAATCAGTGAGGTGGAAAATGGAGTCCCGGCACAGATGGCCGACATCCGGACCGGATGGGAATTGTTGTAACGATAGAACTATGGACTTGACCCTGTTACAAACACTGATGGAATGGCTGGCTCCTGCCGGCTGGTTGGTAACTGCCATTGCCTGGTGGCGTGACAGGAAAGTATACCAGGTCCGAGCGGTGAAAGAAACCGAGGGCACTTACAAGGCTTTGTATGATGACCTCAGTGCCACGGTATTGGAATTAAGCAAACAATTACGAAAACAAAACGAAAGAAATATTAACCATGAAACGGCTTTACGCAAATTACATACTTGCAAGTATGCTGACCGCTGTCCTGTCATTATCTTCCTGCGCCAGCAGCAGAAAGGCCAGCTCGGAAACCGTCCGCTCGGACAGCCTCCGAACGAGCGTAACCGAGCAAACAACTTACGAGCCGGTCCCGAAGAGGACGGCGACCTGCTCGGTGAGTGCGGAGCAGTGGTTGAACCTGAGTAAACTCCCTGCCGGATTCGGGCTGAGCTATCGGAACGACGGTCTGAGTATTGACATACAATCGGACGGAGAAGGTGGCGTGAACGTCACGGCAACAGCCGACAGCACAGGAAGACAGGTAACCGTGAATCGTACGGAAACCGACCACCGCATACGCGATGAAACTGTGAACAGTGAAGTGAAGGAAACACGCCCTGGAATACAGGGATGGCTGACAGGAACAGCCCTGATTCTGCTGGGGATTTTCTTTATCTGGCAACTGATTAAATACTATTTAAGCAAACATTAAAACGACAAAATTATGGCAGATAAAAGCAACGGACTGATGTATGGTGTGGCAGCCGTAAAGTTTAAGACATCAGAAGGCGAAGAAAAGACGTTGGGCTGGTTGGATGAGAACGGAATGCAGCCGGCAGGAAATGCTCCTACCTTTATGGATGTGATGGCTGCACAGGTAACAGACGGACCGGTAGACAGCATCATGACCAATCCGGGAAGCGATGCGTTCACGATGAACCTCATCAAGCTGGATGCACAAAGCATGGTCGATGTATTCGGTGGAAAGAAAGAAAAGGATGATTCTTATACTCCTCCGGTTAAGTTTGTAGCAAACGGTGTGCTGACAATATCCATGCATTCCGGACACAGCTTCCGCATATTCAACGCCCGTCTGAGCCGTAACGGCTTCCAGAACGGAATCAATATGCAGAATGTACTGGCAATGGGTATCCGTGTGGACATGCTGAAACCTACAGACGGAAAGGAAAGACGCTACCGTACTTATCCTCCCGGTGTAACCCCGGATGAAAGTGATGCAACCGCAGATGCAGCAGGATGATGAAGACACAGGATATAGAACTGCTGGCAGGCATCTCCCTCAGTGACGGGGGAATCAGCCTGCCGCTTCATACGGTACTTCGGAAACGTCCGTTCCGCATTACGATGAAGACACCTACAACCCGCAGCCTGATCCGGATCAGCAAGCGATATCTCCGAATCGGGGTGACTCCGGAAGAATATGACGCATACAATCTGGACCAGCGTGTCCGGTTTGTCTTCCTGCATGGAAAGGACATCAGCCGCATTGTAGCATACGGAATTGTTCGAGGCCCGGTACTGGGAAGGTTACTAAACCGCCCGGTGGCATGGATGCTTCGGGAACTGATGACACCCGACGAACTTGCAGTCGCCTGGCGACAGGTGCTGAACAGTACATCTACCACGTCTTTCGGGATTATTATCGCATCGGCAGCAGCTCTGAACAAGATGCAGCCCTTAGCGAGCCGGAACGAGAGCGCAAACGACAAGAGGAGTTAAAGAAGGGACATACGGAACCTTCGCATAGCCTTTTCGGCGTAGTAGGTCAGCTGGCCACGGAAACAGGATGGAGCATTGACTACATTCTGGACAAAGTGAATGTAGTTACCCTTCAGCTCATGATGGCAGACATGCCTCACTGGGTTCCACCGCAAAAGCCGGACATGATGCAGCAAATCCGTGAAATGGAGGAACGGGAGAAACAAAGAAACAGTCACAAACAAACAGATAACACGAACACGACAAAGGGAATGAACCCGATGGAGTTCTTTACCAATTATGCGGTAAAGGACTGATTATTCATCATTATAAATTGGAATCATGGCAGTACCCGTTGAACTTGAAATCTTCATGAAAGACTTGACCAAGGCCGGATTACAGAGCGTTGGCAAGAATGTGGATGATGTGGAAAATCAGACTCTGAAACTGATTGACGCACTGAAACTGGTACGTGCCGAGCAGATTAAACAGCTTGAAGCGAACAAGCAGGCCGGAAAAAACTACACTCAGGAGGCTGCAAACGTGCAGGCTTTGACGGGCCAGATTAATGGATTGAAGGCCGGACTGAAAGACTTGCAGAAAACCAAAGAGGAGGTTGCAAAAACTCCTTCAATCGACATCGACACAGAAGTCGTTACCCGTAAGACAAACAACCTGAAGATGCAGTTCAGCCAGGTAGCAAGAGAACTTCCTTCGCTTGCCATGGGTCCGCAGATGTTTATCCTGGCAATTTCAAACAACCTTCCTATGCTGGCAGATGCCATCGCTGATGTGCGCAAGCAGAACGAACTTTTGGCCGCATCCGGACAAAAGGGTGTGCCGGTATGGAAACAGCTTGGAAAAGCATTGCTTTCCCCGCAGACAGCCTTAATCGCTCTAATTTCATTGGGAATTGTATATGGAAAGGAAATCGGTCAGTGGATAAAGAAGACATTTTCTTTTTCGGATTCATTGGAAACACTCTCTGAATCACAGAAAAGATACCAGGAAGCCTTGAACAAAGGGAATGCGGAAGCTCAGAATAGTATCACCCGGCTTCGTGTGCTGTATAATGCTGCGACCGATGAAGCGGAAAGTACAGAAACACGTAAGAAAGCTATTGTGGCTTTAAAAAAGGAATATCCGGATTATTTCAATAAGATGTCTGACGAAAATATTATGCTGGGTAAGTCGGCAGATGCCTATGAACGTCTTACTGTTTCTATATTGGCAGCGTCACGTGCCCGTGCATCTATGAAGTTCCTGGATGAAAATAATGAGAAAATCATCGGTCTGGAACAGAAAATTACACAGGAGTACGTAAAAAGAGATGCTGCACAAAAGGAACTGGACAAACGGATTGAAAAGAGAAATTCCATAGACCGTGAACAGAATCCCGACCTGTATAGCGGGGCACAGATGATGGTGGGTGCTGCATCCGGACGTGTGGATGAAATTGACAAAGTAATAGCGGAATACCGGAATCAGATATACCAGTTACAGAAACACAACAAAGAAATAGAACTGGGTATTGACGTGGCTGCATTGACAACCGATTTTTCAGGAGGAAGCGGTGGAACCGGTAAAAAAGAAAAAACCGACTACGCCTCCCAGCTTGCCGATGCCCGCGTAAAAGCACAGCAGACTACGGAAAAACTCCGTCTGCAAATCATGGTGGAAGGGATAGCTAAACGAAAGGCTTTGGCTAGACAGGAATATGATGAACAGCTTTCCGACATTGACAAGCAGGAACGGGATACAATCGCTAAAATGGATAAGGCACGAAAGCAGGGCGACAATATTCCACAGAGCCAGTATGATGCTGTCAGACAGAAAGCGCAGGAACAGCGAATTTTGGCACAGCAGTTATACAACGACCAGTTGCTACAGATAGATAAAGAATACAATGACAAGGTCACACAAAGCTTCATAGACTACAATAAACAATACGGCACATATCAGGAAAAGCGTCTGGCCATTGCAATGGATTACGCGCGGAAGATTGCCGCTGCGGAAACAGAAGGTGATGAATATAAAAAGAAAGCCCTTGAACAGGAAAGGAAAGAATCATTGTCTGCACTCGATTTCAGCGAACTGAAAGACAGTATAGACTGGGAAGTTGTGTTCGGTAACCTGAGTAAGGTGTCAAAGCAGGAGTTGCAGAAAGTAAAATTGCAGCTGAAACAGTTCAAGCAGTCTCCTGAATATAAAAACATGACAGTAGAACAGCAGAAGATAGTCAATGAAGCTATCAGTTCCATACAGGAAAATATTATTGAGCAGGGTGGAATACTTGGAGATTTGCCTGAACAGCTGAAAGAACTGGCATCTGCACAGAATGAGCTGGAAGCTGCGCAGAAGGAATACAACGATGCACTGGCTAATGGTACAGAGGTGGAAATTGAAGCTGCACGCAAAAAGAAAACTCAGGCTACTCAGAATGTAATCAACTCGCAGTCGAACGTAAATTTGTCGGCAGAAAAGGCACAGAATAATATCTCTACCGTGATTGATTCTATCTCCAACCTGGGAGAAGCCGGAGCTAGTTTTTCCTCTTTCGGGAATTCAATAGGGACTCTTATAGACGTATTTTCAGAATCGGAACATAAGATAGGAGGAATTGTAGGCGCAATTTTAGGTCTTCTTGATCAGCTTGGTCAGAAAGGAATAATGGGAGTAGCAGATGGAATTCTTTCGAATGTATGGAATCTGGCTGGCCATATGTGGGACACAATAGGAAGTTTGTTTGGAGTGAAAGGGTTAGGCGGAATTTTCTATGGTGCAGACTATTCCGGCTACGATAATATGAAAAAACAATACGAGACACTGATTGATATATGGGATTCCCTAATCTCCAAGAAGCAGGAATATATCGACATTGACTACGGAGTAGAAGCACAGAAAGCAGCCGAGGAAGCTAAAAAACTGGTAGACGTGCAGATTGAACGCCAGCGGCAGTTGATGGAAGCTTTGTCGGGAAGCGGTGCAAGCATCGGTAGTCACTCTCTTGGATACCGTGTAAATGACCGTATGAGCAGTTCGGACTGGGCAAGACTTTCTGAATTGACCGGGGAAAATATACGTGGATTTGGTGACGTGATTAATTTGGATGCGGATGTAATAGGGAAAGTCCTTCAGGACGAAAAGTTTGTGTCTGTACTGACCGCTGTAAACTCTGAGTTTGTGACCTATATTCAGAACATAGACAAATATAGCGAACAGTTGAAGGAAATTGCCGAACAGGAGAAGGAAGCATTTACCGGAGTAAGCTTTGATGAATTCCGTGACAGCTTTGTGAGCATGCTGTCGGATTTGGATGCTACCAACCAGGATTTTGCAGACAATTTTGAAAAATACCTCCAGAACGCCATATTCTCTTCTCTGATTGCCGGAAAATACAAACAGCAAATCCAGGAGTTATATGACACATGGGCTACAAAAGCAGAATCAGGAGGTGAACTGACCAAAGATGAAGCCGGTATATTAAGAAACAAATATCAGGATATTATTAATGATATGCTGGCAGAAAGGGAGCAGATAATGAAAGACTTCGGATGGTCTTCATCTGCAGATTCCGGAAGCAGCCAGTCTCCCAGCAGTGGTGCACTGACTACCATGAGCCAGGACAGCATATCTACCTTTGAAGGAATAGGACGAAACATGCAGACGCACCTGGCAAATACTGACAAGTTTGTGCAGGAAATCCGAAACACGCAGAAGCAGGACAGCCAGACGCTGGCTACCATAGCCGGACACACGGCACACCTGGTGGAGATACACGAGATATTGAGTGATATGAAATTGAACGGTATAATACTGAAATGATATGGACCTGACAGGATACCTAACAATTAACGGAACTGACGTATGGACGGAATACGGTGCTTTCCTGGGAGAGACGGAAGAAGGCGGACACGTGAACATGGATGCTTTGCTTCGAATGCCCAAGGCGAAGGATATTACTACCGTCGATTTCCGAGAAAGGAATGGGGTAGAGCTTCCTCAGAATCCGAACGTGAAGCTGAGCAGCATCGAACGTACATTGCAGTTCTGGCTTCGTGGAAACTCCGCATCCGACCGACTGGACAAATACCAGCGCATGATGACGCTCATCACGTCGGGTATGCTTGCAATCGCCGTGAAAAATTACCGAACCTACAATATGGTTTACCAGGATATGCCGGCAGATCCGGAATGGTACGAAAGTTACGAAGGAGACCGGTTCTATGTGTTGTTTTCCGTAAAATTTATGGAGCCACAGCCATCCGTTTAGGAATTAATTAAACACAGATTAAATGACGATAAA